GGCAAATGGGTCTCATAGGTCTAAATGGAGGTCTAAGAGTCAAACGGGTTATGATTTTTATTTAGATGACCAGATTACTAAAGGTGAGAAAGACAATTTAGAAGAATCTGGGATGCCAACTTTTACTATTAATAGGATACTCCCAATCATTGAGATTATGAAGTATTTCGTTACAGCTAATAGTCCAAGGTGGAAAGCGGTTGGAGCAACTGGGGATGATGTTGACATAGCTCAAGTACATTCTGATATAGCAGATTATTGTTGGTATTTATCTAATGGCAAATCTGTATATGGTCAAGTTATACTTGACAGTTTGGTAAAGGGAATTGGGTATTTTCTTTTAGATGTAGACCAAGATGCGGATCATGGAAAGGGAGATGTAATATTTAGTCGAATAGACCCTTACGATGTATTTGTAGACCCATCGAGTAGGGATTTCTTATTTAGAGACGCTGCTTTTATTATGGTAAAGAAAAACATGTCTAAGACTCAGCTTAGAAATTTGTTTCCACAGTATTCTCGTAAAATTAATAAAGTTAGTAGTGGTAACTCAGATGCTGGAGGGATGTATAGCCAAAGAGATGTTCAAGACTCTAAAACCACTCAACCAGAAGATATTTTATCTAGTATTGACCCAGATGGAGAAACAGACGATATTATTGGGTATTATGAAAATTATACTAAAATAAAGGTTCCATTTGTAAATGTTTTTATGCAAATCCCGCCGTCTCCAATCGAGATGGATCAAATAAAAAAGGCTGTAGAAGTTCAAGTCCAAGAGTTTACAGCTGAAATCCAAGTTCGGTTAGAAGAAAAAATAGCATCGTTAGAACAGTCTTTTGAGGATGGAGATATTATTGAGGGTAGGTTTGCATTAGAAGTGGAAAAAGCTCAAAAGGAATCCGAATTAGCGATTGAGCAGAAGCAGTCCGAGATTATGTCTATGGCACAAGACGAAGCCACAAAAGTGGATCAGCACATAATGAGTAAAGAAGATTTTGAAATAAGAATGAAGTCAGACCAGTTTGTAAAATCTGTTGTTGATTTTGTAGATTTTTATGAAACTAGGATAAAGTTAACATGCAGTATAGGAGACGATATATTTTTATATGAATATGAGCTTCCAATAACAGAATATCCTATTATACCAATTCCATACATGTACACTGGGACTCCATATCCAATATCAGCTACTATGCCTTTAATTGGCAAACAGCAAGAAATTAATAAAGCTCACCAAATTATGATACACAATGCAAACTTATCTAGCAACTTACGGTGGATGTATGAAGAAGGTAGCGTAGATGAAGAAGAATGGGAGCAATATTCATCTAGTCCCGGCGCTTTATTAAAATATAGACAAGGATTTAACCCTCCAACTCCAATATTACCAGCTCCTATTAATAACGCTTTTTATACAATTACCCAAGAAGGGAAGGGTGATGCAGAGTATATAAGTGGAGTTCCATCAGCTATGATGGGGTTTACACAGCAACAAGCCGAAACATATAGGGGTTTACTTGCCAATGATGAGTTTGGGACTAGAAGGCTAAAGTCTTGGATGGGTACAGTTGTAGAGCCTGGGCTAGAACACTTGGGTAAGGTATTTCAGCAGATAGCACAAAAGCATTATACTATAGATAAGGTGTTTAGAATTGTTCAGCCAGAAGCTGGGGTAAATGAAGAAAAAGAAATACGTATTAACATTCCAGTTTATAATGATTATGGTGAAGCTATCAGTAGGTGGATGGATTACGAGACAGCTAGATTTGACGTAAGGGTTGTAGCTGGAGCTACTATGCCAGTTAATAGGTGGGCTTTACTAGAGGAGTATTTTAGATGGTTTCAATCTGGATTAATAGATGATATCTCTATGATAGCCGAAACTGATATAAGAAATAAAAAACAACTTATTGAGCGTAAAAGCTTATATTCACAATTACAATCGCAAATTGAAGGACTTGGAGAGTCTTTGAAGGATAGAGAAGGTACAATAGAGACTCTTGAAAGACAGCTTGTGCAGGCTGGTATTAAGATGAAAGTAAATGACGCAGGCAATGAGGTAAGAAAGGATTTATTAGAAACAGAATCACAACAGAAACTCCTTAGGGGCATGATGAAGAATGAATTTGAAATTGCTAAAAGGGATATAAAAAGAGAGGTAAAAGCTTCTATTAAAGAAGATCAAGAAAAAGAGCTTGATGATAACAGTTAATTATTATAACTTAGAGCTCAATAATAATAGCGACTGATAACAAAGTCGCTTTAGAAAAGGAAAAAGATAACATGGAACAAAGTGTACAAGTAGGCAACGCAGGCGAAGACATTTTTAATGCTCCGCAAGCCCCAGAAAGTACAGATTTCAATTCAGGTGATTTTTTCGAGGCACTTGATAACGAAGTTAATGGTGGTATATTAGACCGACCTTCAGAAGAACAGATAACCTCAGAACAGTTGGAAGGCGACCAGTTTTTAGATAAACAGGAAAGTCAGCAACAAAACGTGAGCCCTGTAGAAGGTCAAGAATCGGATATTGAAAATCTGCAAAAACGGTATAGTGATTCAAGTAAGGAGGCAAAGCGCCTTCACAAGACGCTGTCTGAACTTGAACCATATATGCCTATCCTCGATGCTATGAGAGAAGACCCCAATTTAATTACGCATGTGCGCGATTATTTTGAGGGTGGAGGTCAAGCCCCGGTAAGTATGAAAGAACAGTTAAGTTTGGGAGAAGACTTTGTATTTGACCCTGATGAAGCTATGGGTAATCCTGAATCAGATTCAGCTAAAGTGTTAGCGGCTACGATTGATGGAGTTGTTCAGAAAAGACTAAACAATGTTTTAGCTAAACAGCAACATGATAATCAGAAACTAACTAGGGAATCTGAATTTCGTCAAAAATATAATATGAATGACGATCAATGGAGCAACTTTGTTCGGTTCGCTAAGGACAAAACCCTACAGTTAGATGATATTTATTATCTAATGAATAAAGGTAAAAGAGAACAAAACATAGCAAGAAGTGCTAACGAGCAGGTCTCACGGCAAATGAAAAAAGTTCAGCAGAAACCACAATCATTAGCTACGGCAGGTAGTCAACAAGTACAAGATAAGTCCCCAGACGATACAGTTTTTGAAACAATACTAGGCCTTGACAGTAAATTAGAAGAAGCTTTTGGTATATAAAAGCTTTAATAATACTGTATAATAGTTTAATACTATTATAGAAAGGTAAACAAAATGGCTGATGTATTTGGTCTATCGACCTACTCAGACGTCGCAACGTGGTCAGACGGTACTTCTAAAGATACCGGTGACCTAAGACGACGATATAACTTTGGCGACAGAGTTTCCGAGCTAGCTATTGCACAAGACCCGTTTTTTCGGATGTTGTCAAAAGTTGCAAAGAAACCCACTGATGACCCAGAGTTTAAATTCACAGAAAGACGGCCATCTTACCATAAACGATATGCGTATGTAATGGGATTCTCCTCAAATGGAACTGATGAATTTGCAGATGCAGAACTTGACCAATCTAATGTAGCAGCCGCTGTTTCGGCAACTGGTCAAAGTGTGAAATTGTACATGGCAACAGATTATAAATCATCTGGTAATGTGCAAAATGTTTATGGTCAGTCTAACAATAAGATTGATGTTGGAGCCACTGGTTCCAGACCTTCTTTCTTTATTGCTGGTCAGGTTGTGAAAATACCAATATCTGCTACCGCTGGTGGCGGAGGTGTTGGTGGGTATCATTTAGTAAAAATTGATACTGTGACAGATAGCTTAACTAAAGATAGCAAAGAATGTGTTGCTATCGAAGGTAAGATTGTCAAATTCGATAGTGCTGGAAATGAACTTGCTTCTTTTATCACCGATAATTTCTCCCCAGGTGGAGCAACTGGTGATGAGATTGTTCATGACCAATCAATCGCAACTTCGCTTGAAGGAAGACGATCCTATGTAGTAGGTAGTGCTTTTGGACAGGGAAGCGGATATCCCGAAACGTGGAAAGACCAACCTTTCTCAACTGGTTATGGACTTACTCAGATTTGGAAAACATCTTTAGCTATGGATAACACAACTCGTGCTACCGTATTAAAGTATGAACCAAATGAGTATGCTCGAGTCTGGCGTGAAAAGTTGATTGAACATAAGTGGGATATTGAAACGGCGTTATTATTTGGCTCTCAAGGGTCAACTGATAGTGTTAATTACACTCAAGGAGCTGTTGATTTCATTGCTAATTATGGCAATGTATTTAGTGGTTCTACCATGGGCGGAACTGGTACAAAGTCGCAAGACGACTTCTTGGACGACATGAGTTCCTTCCTCGACCCGAGGTATAACAATGCAAATGCAACTTTATTCTTAGTCCCAACGGACGTGTATAACTGGTTGCATAAACTTAGTGGATACTTCAATGCGAACATGAAGAAAACAGACTTAGGCTCTGCGAATAGTTTTGGAGCAAGATCTGATTTCTCTATGGGAAGCCCGAAGAACGCTTTCGGAGTTGACATTACGACAATTTATACTCCTTATGGGATTATGAATGTGTCTCGAAATGTCCATTTAGACGGAACGTCTATTAAGATGCTTGCAGTTAACATGCGATATTGTGCATATAGACCGTTAATTGGTAACGGACTAAATCGTGATACCGCTATTTACGTAGGAGTGCAAACTCTTGAGAATAGCGGAGTTGATCGTCGAGTCGACTTAATTCAAACTGAAGCTGGTATGGAATGGCAAATGCCTGAAGCCCATGCTGTCTGGAAATAATAGGAGTTAACTATGGGACAATTAGGAAATCCTCTTTACGGACAAAATAAGTTTGACAACTCGGTTGATGGTAAGCTTGGATTAGTAGTTAGTGTTAAACCATCTTCGGATGGGACTATCGCTTCTCCAACGTCAACATTAACAGCTTCTGATTCTGGCAATATCTACATGGTAGATATTTCAGCAAATACAGCTGCTTTTGTTCTTCCGTCCGCTCCAACAGCTAAGGGTAGTGTTTTTACATTTATTCTTAGTATTGAAAGCGACGCCGAAGGTACCAAAGACCTACTTATTGCAAGTGGTTCTGCGACAGAATATCTGATGGGAGCTGGGATTGATGGTGGTGTAATTCACGACCAACAGTCTGATGACGACCAAATTCAGATTGACACTTCCGCTGGAGCAGCAGGGGCTGGAGATAGAATAAAACTATTGTGTGATGGAAATCACTGGTATGTTTTAGACGCTTCATGCTTAACTGCAAGTGCGTTAGTATCTGGAACCGCAAGTAGATAATAAATCTGAAATTTGTGATTAATAGCACAATATAAGGATAATTAGGAAAAGCTGTCGTTACGAGTTTCCTCCTTTTTTCTCTAACGGCAGTTTCTTCCTATAGTGGGATAGAGACTAAAAAATTATGGCAACAACAAACATAGAATTAGATATTGAAAACATAACTGGCGTAGCAGACGCTGACGATCAGTTTGTTATTTCTGCGCAGAAAGCTGTGGCGTCCAGTATACCAAAAGAGCTATTATGGTTTGCAAGCGTTAGGTCTTCTTCGATTACAGATTCGAGTGGGTACGACATACAATCTTCCGATTCGGTTCTTTCAGTAGAAAGAAATGGGTACCCTGCTATTGAGGCTCCATTTACATTAAGTAAGTGGATAGACGATAGTTCGAGTTTGCATAAAGCTACTAATCTTCATCCCAAGTTTTATACCGCTCAAGGCAAGGTGTTTATAAAACCAGACCCTTCAAGTGGGGGTAGTAATGATGGATATGTATATTATGTAGATTCAAGTCAAATAGATGATGATTGTGATTTAAGAAATGCAGTCGTATTCCATTCAAGTTCGCAAGAATTCACTAAACTTGCTACTGATGGATTGCCAATTTGGACATCTCCGACTGTACCGATATCTCCTCCGTCTCCTGACTTTGGTAGTGATTTAAGTATTAGCTCTTCTTCGCCTGTAGTTCCTACGATAACAGCGTCTACAGTAGATACAAGTGGATGGGCATCTCCTACATATTCTAAACCAGTGTTGTCATTGTCGACATTGTCTAGTATATCTGATTTAAGTATATCGTTATCACCTCCAGTGCCTCCGGTTATAGCAGCTTCAAGTGGGGGTATAGTCGTAGATAGTGAATTATTATCTTCTGCCCCGATATATCTTTCTCCAGTAATGGAAGGTAGAACATCATTTATAAATTATACAAGCGGGCTAAGCGAATTAGACCCTGGCATATTATCTATATCAGCAACGTCACCAGTGTCTCCTACGTCTCCAAGCTTTACAACCCCAGATGTAAGCAGTGTAACTGTATCGAATCTAGGTTCTCCACCTACATATACGAAGCCAACAGTACAGGGTGGCAGTGATGAGTTGACAGATGTAACTTCTGGGACTATAGGAGGGGCTGAAACTGATTTTGATGAATGGTTTCATGTAGCAGGTCAGTTTATTGAAGATGAAGAAGACACAGAATTAGCAGCTGCTCAAATACAAAAGATTTCAACATATATAAGTGCATACTCACAAGAAATGCAAAACCAATTAAATGTATTCAATGATGCAAACGCTGAATATCAAGTTAAGTTACAAGAAGCCATACAACAGGCTCAAATAAACGCACAAGAGGCACAGCAAGAAGCTAATTTAAAATTACAAAAAGAACAGCAAGAGTATGGCTCTGAATTGCAGAAGTTCCAAGCAGAAGTTGGCAAATATCAAGCTGATGTTGCTAGAGAGATACAGGAATACACACAAAAATTAGCACAATACCAAGTTGAATTAACCACTTCATTACAATCATGGCAAAAAGAAGAAACTGATAAAGTTTCAAGATACCAGTCAGAAGTACAAAATAATTTAAATGAGTTTAACGAAGAGACTGCAGAGTATCAGGCGACATTGCAAATAGCATTAAAAAACGCAGACTTAGCAAGTGCTGGCGATGGATTAATGATACAAAAGTTTAGTTCTGAATTAGGTTCGTATCAGCAACAAGTAAATAAAGATATACAACAGTTTACTAATAATTTCCAAAAGAATATACAAATCTATCAAGCTGAAAATCAG